GAAAGAATGTTGTTCATTATGGATAAGTTAAGAGAAGGGCTTAATAATGATAGTGGGAGTACAGGGCAGTAGTAATTTTAAAGATTACAACTCGTTCTTGCGGGCTATGGCTGTAGCCATGTCTAATTTACAAAATGATGATCAGTATTTTTATATTTATACTGCTGGACCAGCAAATATAAATGCAATGGTTATGGAATTTGTTAATCTTTCTGAACGAGGAATGAAGTCTCGTGGCAAAAAGATTAAATTTTTCAAAGTTCCTCCTAGTTGGCTTTCAGAAAATATGTCACAAGTAGGATACTTTGCATACTTTTCTACACCAAAAGAACAAAATTCTAAATTGGTTGGAGAAGCAGAATTAAATAATGTTGAAGTTGGAATTTTTAGATACTAAAGGAATATAATGTTAGTTAAAGAATTAGAACAAATGGAAAAAATTGTATCATCAAATAAGCAGTTGGTATGGGATGGTTGGGATGTATTGCATAGATATCATTCAGATCGTGCATGGTCATCTAAGAATGGTGTATTTGTAAATAATAAGTGGTATATGCAAAAAAGATATACGCCATCTTCTAGTGGATGGGATATACCAGATAGATATGCACAAAAATAGATGGAAAGATAATGCTTCTTGTATAGATTATGATACAAACATATTTTTTGATAAATATGAAGAAGATGAAAAATTAAGACCAGCAATTGATAAATTATGCTCTGGATGTAAAGTTTCTAGAACATGTTTTGCTGTTGGCATTTCAAGTAAAGAGTGGGGAGTTTGGGGCGGAGTATATCTAGAAGATGGTGAAATATCTAAAGAATTTAATAACCATAAAGATAAAGATATATGGGCTGAAACTTGGCAATATTTAACAATGGAGAATTAAAATAATGTATACAGATGCTATGCGTAAAGCATTTCAATCATTATCACACTATTGCCCACCAGGATTTTTTGTAGATATTATAGACAACGATCACTTTATTACTGTTAAAGCAAAAGAAGACGTATTCATGAGACTACTTGACGAAGACAAGCGTCGTGCTGTAGAATATATGGTAAGAGTAAAAAAGGCTTTAGAAGATAATGGTTCTATAGTTTTATTAGTTAGAGAAGGTGGTAAAGATGAGTAAAAAATATTATATTGAGCATCCTACTAAAAAAGATACAGAAATAGAAATACCTCGTCAAGTATCTGATACAATTATTAAAGACTTTATGCTAAAAACATATTATTGGTCTGTAGGTATTTTATGTTTCATGATTGGTTTTGTGTTAGGAGTTGCAATTAAATAATGCAAACTTTTTTACCGTCGAGTAATTTTATTATGTGTGCACAAATGTTAGACTCTAAACGATTAAATAAACAAATATTAGAAGGCTATCAAATACTTAATGTTTTATCTGGACAATCTCCCACAGGTGCTTGGCGTAATCATCCAGCAGTTAAAATGTGGCGAGGACATGAATTATCGTTGCTTACATACATTAAGGCAATGATTGCTGAAGCAAAGCATCGTGGTATTAAAACAGATAAAAATGAAGACAATATCCAGGCATTATTTTCTAAGGTGGGAGATTCTTGGGGTGGTGGCTTACCTAACTGGTTTTTCGATGAGCATAAATTAATGCGTGTTGTAACCACACACAAAGCAAATTTATTTAATAAAGATCCTATGTATTATGCACACTTTCAATCAGCAACTGTAAGTCCATATAATGCACCTTGTTGTGATACGTGCAAATACTATTGGGTTACTCATGAAGAAAAGATAAAAAAATAATGAAAGAAATTATTCTATCAGTATTGACTGGTTTTGCTTGTGGTATTGTATTTGCTGCATTTAAATTGCCAGTTCCTGCCCCGCCAGTATTTGCAGGGGTAGCAGGCATTGTTGGTCTTTGGGCTGGTTATGCTATACTTATTAGATTCATATCCTAGGAGGTAAAAATATGAATGAAAAAATGAAGGCAATGTTAGCATCTTATGGACGTTCTGTTCTTGGTGCAGCATCAACACTATACATGGCAGGAGTTACAGATCCACAGGATCTAGTTTATTCACTTGCTGGAGCAATTATTCCAGTAGTTATTCGCTATGTAAATCCTAATGATAAGGCTTTTGGACGTATGCCAACTGAAGCAGAAGTTTCTGAAGCACTTAAGGATGTAAAGGTAGTTAAAAAGTCTACAGTAAAAAAGAAGGCAGCAAAAAAGCCTAGCGACAAAAAGTAATTTAGTCTCTAGTTTTACTATATAAAATTTGGAGGTGTTATTTTTAACATCTCCATTTTTATATTTAATTAACTAGATATGGTAAAATGATTATATGGAAGTTTATTTTTTTGGTGGAGAGTTTTATAATATAGATAAAATATATGAAAGTAAGTTTACTGGAAATTTATTTTTATATAACTCTAATGGTGAAGATCAATTTACTAATATAGCAAAAAATATAGATATATTAGATAATGATTTTAGATATATGGTTGCAGTCAGACCGTACGCAATATCTCCACAATATTTAGGAATGATAATTAGATCTCTATCAGCCATAACTAATAATATTGAAATTAATTTAATAAGTGGATGGGTTAAAAAAGAAGAAAAAAGTTTTAATAGTTTTGTTGGTGACACTAATGATGAATCTGATACAATCACTAAATCTAACTATTTAATTAATTATTTAGAAAAAATAGATGAACTAAAAAAGAATAACTCTCCAATATTTGATACAATTTTAAATGTTTATGTATCTACCACAAATGAATTTGTTTTTGATGCTGCACTTAAATATGACTATAATATTATAATTCCATATTCATTATATTCAAAAAATGTTTTAAATACAGAAAATGTAAACAAACAAAATATAATTGTTGCATTAGGATCAATTATTTTAGTAAGTAAAGATGATCCTAAAATGTCTGAATTAGTAGAATTAAATTTAAATACTGATAATATTGTTTGTACAGAAGATGAACTTATGGATATTTTAAGATTTTTAAATACTCAAAAAGTCAAGGGAGTTTTATTGCCTGCGACTGGAATATACACTAGACGTTTATTTAATTTTATGAAAGAAAATAGAGAACGTATAGAATATGATATAATATAAAGGTATCTGCCCAAAGGGGGATACATAAACTAACTCGCTGAAAAGGAGAAATAAAATGGTTAAATCCGCATTGGATCTTTTTAATGATCCATTTTTTAATACCTTTAGCACAATTGCAAAGGTACAAGATACAACAAACTATCCACCTTATGACATTGTTAGGTTAAACGAAAAGGAACAAGTCCTTCAGTTTGCACTTGCAGGTTTTACTAAGGATGATGTTTCTATCTCGCTAGATAATCGTAAACTTACAATTAAGGGCGAAAACAAGGGGGTAGAATTTCCAGAGGGTGCAGAGTATTTACACAAGGGAATTGCTAAACGTAAATTCACCAATATCTTTACCCTTCCTGAGTTTGTTGAGGTTAATGGGGCTGAATTCAAGGACGGTATTCTAACAATCCTACTTGAAAAACAGATACCAGAAGACAAACTACCAAAACAAATAGAAATAAAGTAAAATAGTATAGTTATACAAAGCCCTGGACATGGCTCAAAACTGTCCACTATTCATGCTATAATGGGTTTATGCCATATCATGTAGGTGCAAAAGGATCATACGGTTGTTCGGGATACCCTGCTTTAAAGGACACAGGAGAGGTTATGGGTTGCCATAAAACACGTGCCGAAGCAGCAGGTCAAATATATGCTATAAACCGCTCAGAAGGCAATATAGGCAAGGCTATGCCTAATTTAAAAGAAGGCGACTGGGCAATGACTTCTCATGGAGAAGAAGACGAATTTCATGTTGGCCAAGTTGTACATGTTATGCGTGAAGGTATGCTTGGTTTACCTGGAGGAGAATATACTTTAGAAGCAACTGCAGAAAATCCAGCAGTATTAATTCAATTATTTGAACAAGAAGAAGATGGATTTTGGGAAGCAACAAGAGAGTACTCAGCATGCATGATGTCTCTCATGATTCCAATTGATCCACTACCACAAGAGCCAGAATTAAAAGACATGGAAATGGCTATGGATAATTCAATGATGTATCCAAAATCAGATTGCTGTCCAGAAGATATTTCTAAGCAAGCACCATGTTGGGATGGTTATGTACAACGTGGAATGAAACCTAAAAATGGCAAGATGGTTCCTAATTGTGTTCCAGCAGAAAAGGCTGATGATCTTTGGGAAGATGATGACTCTGTAGTTTATGAAACTGATACAATGTCTAAAGCAGAAGGTTACTCACCGCCAGCAGGAGCAAGATCTGCTGCTCGTAGAGCAATTAAATTTAAAGAAGAGGGTAAGGCTAATGGTGCAGGAACTGCAGTTGGATGGACTCGTGCAGGACAATTAGCAAGAGGAGAAACTTTATCTCTTA